TGCTCAATGAAGGCGGCATTGCCACGATCATCCGCCAGGACGGCTACCGCCTCTGGGGCAACCGCTCGCTGACCGATGACACCAAGTGGCACTTCCTGAGCGTGCGCCGCACCGCTGACATGATCAATGACAGCATCCAGCGCGCTCACCTCTGGGCCGTCGACCGCAACATCACCAAGACCTACGTGGAAGACGTGACCGAAGGCGTCAATGCCTACATTGCCGGACTGGTTGCAGAGGGCGCGCTGCTAGGCGGACGCTGCTGGCCAGATCCTGACTTGAATACGCCTGCCAACATCCAGCTAGGCAAGGTGTACTTCAACTTCGAGTTCACGCCACCGTACCCAGCTGAGCACATTACGTTCCGCTCCATGCTTGTGAATGACTACATCGAGGAGGTGTTCAGCTAATGGCCGCTCGCAACATTATCAAGCAAATGACGGTGTCGGTGGATGGTCGCGGCTATGCCGGAAACGTTACCGAGTACACACCGCCAGCCCTGACGCTTCTTACAGAGGATCACCGCGCTGGCGGAATGGATGCGCCTATCGCGCTGGACATGGGCATGGAGGCGCTGGAAACCAGCTTCATCCTGCGCTCATACGATCGCGAGATCCTGCGCCAGTTCGGCGTGAGTGAAGGCAACGCAGTGCCGTTTGTTGGGCGTGGCGCGATGCAGTCCTATGACGGCACCTGGCTCCCGACCGTCCACACCATGCGCGGCAAGATCACTAGCATTGATCGCGGCACCTGGCAGCCAGGGCAGGCTGCAGGCATGACGATCACTATGCGCCTCGATTATTACAAAGAAGAACACGACGGCGTCCTGGTGCACGAGATCGACGTGATCAACATGGTTCGCACGGTAGATGGAAGAGACCTGCTCGCCGATATGCGCGCCGCGCTCGGCATTTAACCGATTCGATCGGCACGGCAGCCCTTGGCAGACTACGGTCGGCCCTTTTTATAACAGGAGAATGAAATGGAAAGCGAAGCATCTGCTTACCTGAAATATATCGATGGAAAGTGCGAGATCGAGCTATCCCGCCCTGTCACGCTCGCAAATGGCATCGAGCAAAAAACGCTAAGCATGCGCGAGCCTACGGTTGAAGATCAGATTGTTCACGATGAAATGAAGGGAAGCGACGCGGTTCGCGAGGTCGCCATGTTTTCAAACCTGTGCGAGATCTCGCCTGACGATATACGCAAGCTCAGTCTAAAAAGCTACCAGCGTCTCCAGAAGGCCTACTCAGGTTTTTTGGATTAACGCCTAATGATGCCCGGCGGCTGACGCTAGCGCTTGCGTCACACACGGGGTGGAGTCTGAGCGAGATCAGCGCATTGAGAGTCAGCCGCTTTATTTGGTGGGTCGAGGGGCTGCCTAGGCAGCAGGCCTAAAACGACAGGAGGGAGCGCCCGGCATGGCGAACAAAAGGCTGAACGCGACGATTGCCATTGGCGGCACGGTCGCCCGCTCGCTGACAAGAGGGCTCACCAACACAAAAGATCAGTTAGGTGAGGTGGGTGGCGCTATCAGTCGTGCTACGCGCCGCCAGCGGCAGCTTTCCGATCAGATTAAAACCTTCGGGCGGCAAGGCCGGAGTGTTGATGGGTTGCGCCGCCAGTATGCCGAGCCGGGCGATGAAATCGAACGCCTTAGGCGCAGGCAAGAAGGGTTGCAGCGGCTCGCCGCTGCCAATGTTGGCGGTCGGTTTAGCGCAATGACCAGCGAGGTGGGCGCTCTTGCTCGCCGTACTGCCATGGCAGGCACTGCAGCGGCTGGCGCTGTATTTGGGATTGCGAACAGTACTTCCGCCCTAGGCGACAACGTCGCTAAGACTGCTGACAAGCTGGGCATGGGCATTGAGGAGCTGCAGGCCTATCGCTATGCCGCAGAGCGCTCTGGCGTGGCTAGCGATACGTTTGATATGGCGGCACAGCGAATGGTTAGGCGTGTCGCTGAGGCAGCGCAAGGCACTGGCGAAGCAAAAGACGCTATAGCCGAGCTGGGATTGTCTGCACAGGCGCTGGCATCGATGACGCCCGATGAGCAGCTCAATCACTTTGCCGATGCACTGCAGAACGTCGAGAACCGTGGCGACAGGGTTCGACTGGCCATGAAGCTCTTTGACTCAGAGGGCGTTGCTCTGGTCAATATGCTGAAAGATGGCAGCGCCGGTCTACAGCAGTACGCAGAGGACGCGCGACGCACGGGCTACATCCTTAGTGATCAGGCGGCAAGGGACGCTGAGGTTTTCCAAGACAAGCTGCTGGACGCCAAGCTCTCCCTTTTTGGGTTAAAAAACATCATTGGTTCAGCGCTGATGCCTGTCGTCTCGGACATGATGAGCACCTTCACTGGATGGCTGGCGGATAATCGCGCTCAAGTGCGCGCATGGTCTGATCAGTTTGCTACGCGGCTGCAGGCAGTCGTGCCAGTGATTGCTGACCTCGCGAGCGGCATTGGCACCGTGGCCAGCAACGTTGGGCATGCGGTGAGCGCCACTGCCAATCTGGTGGGCGGCTTTGACAACCTCGGCGTGATCATCGGCACTCTGATTGCTGGCAAGGCCATTGGTTCTATTGTGATGTTTGGCACGGCCATTGTGCAGGCTGGCGGCGCGCTACTCTCGCTGTCGGGCGCGCTGCCGTTGGTCGCGGGCGGTATAAAGGCCATCGGCGCGGCCATGATCGCCAATCCTATCGGGCTGGTCGTGGCCGCCATCGCTGGCGCAGGCTATCTGATTTATCGGAACTGGGAGAAGATCGGCCCATGGTTTGGCAATCTGTGGCAGGGCGTTAAAGAAAAAGCCTCTGCCGCCTGGGGCTGGATGAAAGAAAACTTCTCCTGGTCGCCCGTTGCCATTATTGCCAACAATTGGTCCGCCATCACCAGCACGATTGGCGGCGTCGTTGATGAAGCGAAAGAAAAAGCCTCTGCCGCCTGGGACTGGATGAAAGAGAAGCTCTCCTGGTCACCGCTGGAGACTGTTGCCGCTGCCTGGGGAGGGCTAACGGGGTGGTTTGGCGGCTTATGGGACGGCATTACTGCCAAGGCGGCAGCCGCGCTCGACTGGATCACCAGCAAGCTTGAGTGGGTGGGTAATGCCTTTAGCGCCGTTTCAGGGTGGTTTTCTTCAGGGGATGATGAGGATGAGCGCCCCCAGCTAGGCGGCAGCAATGCCCAGCCAATTAACCTAGGCGAAAGCCAGAGAGAGGCTGAGGATCGGGGGCGGGAGGTTATTGCGCGCGGCCCTGAGCGACCTCAGCTTAGCGAGCCCTCGCCACCGCCTGCTGCTAGCACGATGGTGGAGAGGGTTAAAGAAGTGACTCAAACGATCACTAATCACGTGCAGCTTCATGTAACACCTATGCAAGGCGAGGATGATCAGTCGTATGCACAGCGCATTGCCGAGCTAGTAATGGACGAAATTAACCAACGCCAGCAGGGGGCGCTCTACGATGGCTGATGTAATGCTAAAGCTGGGCGATTACCCGTTCAGCATCGACACCGCCGCCTACCAGCAGCTCACGCGAGCAGCTCAGTACCGGTGGGCCGCTCAGTCGCGCGTAGGTGGTCACGACGCACTGCAATTTACCGGCTTTGCTGGCGATACCATCACGCTCACGGGGCGCATTTACCCCGAGTTTCGTAGCGGCCCTTATCAGGTGCGCGATATGCGCGCAGCGGCTGCTGAGGGGCAGCCAATGATGCTGGTCGACGGCAATGGGTTTATTCATGGGCGCTGGGTAATACTGTCGGTGGAAGAGCAGGCGGATATTTTCGCGCCCGGCGGCGTTCCGCGCCGCCAGTCATTCACTTTGCAGCTGAGGTTCTTTGACGATGGCGAGAACGTACAGAACTAAAGAGGGCGACACCGCTGACTGGATCTGCTGGCGCGCATACGGGCAAATCACGAAGGGCTTGGTTGAAAAAGTGCTGGCGCAAAATGCAGGGCTGTCGAGCTACGGCCCTGTGCTGCCAGCGGGCGTGAAGCTGACGCTTCCCGACATAGAGCAGCCAGCACCCAGTCGGAGGGTTCGTCTATGGGGCTAGCGCCGACATTTCGCATCACTGCCAATCAGGAGGATATAACCGAAGTGCTGAAGCAGCGCTTTGTCTCTCTGCGCCTGACGGATAAGGCGGGCGTTGATTCTGATGAAGTTGTCATAACACTCGCAGACCACGACCCCCAAGCCCCTATATCTCTGCCGCCAGCAGGGGCGGAGCTGCATGTGTGGCTAGGCTATGACGATCAAGCCGATGATATGGGTGTTTATGTGGTGGATAGCCTTGAGATCTCATGGCCGCCCAATCAATTAAAGATCGTCGCCAAGGCGGCTCCTTTGGCAGAAAGCAGCTCAGGCCAGGGCAGCACAAGGCTGATGCTGCAAACCAAAAAGACGCGTAGCTGGGAGGCGGGGACGACGCTGGGCGAAATGGTGGCTGTGATTGCTGCAGAGCATGGGTTGGCGCCCGCCGTGCAATCGGCAATGGCGGGCATTTCGCTACCTCATACCGATCAGGTGAACGAAAGCGATATGAATCTACTTACCCGCCTAGCCCATGAGTATGACGGTGTCGCAAAACCTGGCGGAGGGGCATTACTGCTTGCAAAGAGAGGGAGTTCTCAAAGCGCTGGCGCCGGTGCAGAGCCTCTGCCAGTCGTGGCCATTGCCCCTAACATGGTGACGCATGGCAAGATGCGCCTGTCAAAGCGTGGCGCTGCGGGCAGCGTGATAGCCACTTGGCGCGACGTCGATGCTGCTGCCACCCTGGAAATCACCGAAGGGAAGGGGGAGCCTGTGCAGCGCCTGCCGTCAGCCTATCCTGATGAGGCGACGGCGCGATCTGCCGCCCGGTCTGAGCTGCGACGCGGGTCGAGGGGGGAGCAGGTGCTTGACCTTACGCTTCCAGGCAATACCGAGATTATGGCGGAAGGCAGGCTGGCGCTTTCTGGATTTAGAGAGGGCGCTGACGGCGAGTGGCTCGTTACCGAAGTGCAGCACCGCCTAGACGACAAGGGCTTTGTGAGTCAAGTTAAGGCTGAGCTTCCTGGGGCGGGGTAGCTGGTTGTAAGCATTATCTTACAAGCGTAAGAGATTCGCTCTTTGTGGGCGTCTAGTATGGCTCCCCTAACCATTCTGGCCTAAGCTAGCTGAGTTATTAAGCAAACAGAAAAAGGAGAACTCGATGGCCCTCATAGCATGCCCGGAATGTGCCCACGAAGTGAGCGATACAGCATTTAAATGCAGCAGCTGCGGAAAGGCTTTGCGAAAGCCCAAGCGCGGCTTCTTTGGCAAGCTCTTTAAGTGGAGCTTTATTCTCTTTAATGTCTTGATGGTGGTCTGGATGGTTGCCTACATGGGTGAAATAGGCGGGGTTATGGACAGTGCTGCCGATGAGTATGAGCAGGCTGGGACAGCCATAGGGGGAACGCTCGGCGTTGGTATGCTGCTGGTGTTCTGGGTGCTTGTCGACATCATCCTTGGCCTCTTCGTGTTATTTACTCGACCTAAAGCCGCGTGAGGTGTCTTATGAAGTCTATGATTCTGGCTGCTATCGCGTTGTTGGCGCTGAGCTCGCTGGTGCACGCACAAGAGCTGCCTCGCTTCGATGTTGAGACCCACTGCAATACTATTGCAAGCTTCGGCGGGAATTTCAGCAACATGACTTATAATGGCTGCATTGATATTGAGCAGGCATCTTACAATGGCCTCAAGGGGCGCTGGAGCGAGGTTCCCGCCGCCGTGCGCCGTGAGTGCATTGATATTGCAACATTTGGGGGCACTGGAGACTATGCGACGCTTCAGGGCTGCATAGACATGGAAATGTCAGCAGCAAGCAACCAAAGCACATTCAGTTTTGATTGACCTGATTAGCCCGGCTGCCTGGCCGGGCTCTTTATTGCTCGCCTAGCAAAGCCTTCAATCTCGCCACCTCCTCCTTTAATTCCAGGATTCTCTTTACCGCCTCCTGGCGGCTTCGGTAACTCGCGGTGCCTTGTAGCTTTTGGATGATCTCCTCGTCTGTAAGGCGGCGACTGAAGTATTCGGCTGGCGTTTCCATAGACTCGCTCTCTTCTGCGTTGCTGCATAGGCTTGGTCGCAATTTGGTCGCAGGCAGCGTGCGACCAATGCACTGTGTGTAAGCAGTGTAAACCGTTAAGCGGTTGATTGTGCGGCGAAGCCTTGTGCAAGCGCGGCCCGGCCTGGGTGGGGAAGCGGATTCAAAATCCGCTGCACTCTATTGGCATGGCGGCATCCACTCTCAGACGATACAATCACATCAATGCAGCGGTAACGCTCAACCGATAGCCAACCTGGGTAACAAGCTGGGTAACGATGAAGCTAGATTCAAACGAAATTTATCAATTTCAATCTGTTAAGCACTGTAGAGTGTTGATGCTGGATAATTACGACAGCTTCACGTTTAACATCGTCCAGTACCTTAGTGAACTGAATGCCGAGGTGGTGACCTACCGCAACGATGAGATTACCCTGGAGCAAATGC